ATTTTCCTTGCATAGTATTTTCATCACATAAAATCAAATCAATTATAGCTATTTCTTTTTGGTGAACGCAACCGATAACTAATGTACTTGGTGTTTTATTAAAGTCAAATGATAGATATAATTGTGTGTTGTCTGGTAGTTGATAGCGTTCATCTGTAAAATGAATATTGCGACGTAGTGCATAAAAGAACGGATTTTTTATGTCAACCACTCCCCAAAGTCCTTTTACGTCAACTAATAACCTATTTGTATTGCCATGTGCATTTTGCAACAATGTACTATAATACATTTCTTTATCTATAAACTCATTATTCAAATAAGTAGAATGATTAAGGTATGTATTTTCTCTAAATGATTCTTTTACTTCATATCCGTTTTTTTCTTCAAAGAAATAAGAACGCAACCAATGCGATTCACTAACTGGATTAAAACTAATTATAAATTGATGTGTTTTTGTTAGTGGAGTTCTTAATAGTGCGTTAAGTGTTAAAAAGTCATCTTCTTTTCCTTTTGTTATTTCATCCCACCATATTACAGTTGGGTCTGAAATACCCTTTGTTTTTTCAGCGTCATCCATTCCAATAGGTGTAAATCTTGTACCAGTTACGTTATTTACTATCCTATAATCCCCCTCGTAAAATGTAAAATAATTACTTAAACCTATTTGTGATGCTATTTTTTTAAATTCTGCATACTGTTGTATTTTAATATGCCTAAATTCCTTATTGACATAAAGTATATGATTATATTCTGACCTAAAAGAAAGTAAAAGAAGTTTTAAAATAATATGGTGTGTTTTGCCACTACCACGACTGCCAAAGGCAATTATATACCTTTTATCACTTAATAGAAGTTCTTTAAAGTGTGAACTATATTTTGTTGGTTTAAGTATAATTTCCACATTACTCTATTGTTACCTTATTTTCGGTTACTGTTATATTAGATTCTGTTTGTTCTTTTATACCATTTAATCGTGCTGTTAAACTCGGATTGAATATACCAACCATGCCACCACTCACTTGATTATTTTGAATTTCAGACTTAATGCGTGTTGAGATAGGGAAAAAATCTTTGTAACTTTCGTTTTTATTTTCAAAATATATAGTTAAATCAGGGTGTGTGATGTTTGTATTATCCATAACAAAACATTCAAAACCAACCATAGTATAAGGACGTTCTTTTAGTCTATAAACTTCCTCTGCATCTTTTCCAACAAAGTCATGTACCTTTATAGGGTTTTGTGATACCCACTCTTTGTATTGAGTAAATAAGTCGTATAACTTTTCAGGTGTTTCTATGTATTTGTGTTTTGCCATTATAAACTAAAATCTAATTCATACCAATTCTTTTCACGCTTTCTTTGCTCAACTTTTACGCCTAAGTCGTGAAATTCTTTAATAACTAAGTTTTTAACTTTTCGTGGTGAATACCAATGTTTGATTTCACCATTGCCATTTTTCAATGCTGTTACGATTGATTTGATTTTACTTTTTGTCATTTTAATATTATTTTGGTGTGCAAATTATGTCCATTTGGTAATCTTCTAAACCTTGATTTTGGTAAATATTTCTGTAAAAATAACCATTTTCATCTAAAAAAGCAAATATATCAGCTCTATTAATGTTCATTCTTTCAAGAGTCATATTATTTATTTCTATAACTAAAATCGGTTTGAATTTATTGATTGTTTCTTTTGCACCTAGTAATGCCTTTAATTCAAAACCCTCGCAATCCATCAAAATAAAGTCACAAAACTCAAAATTAAATGAGTCAATTATCTTAGTTTCAATAGTCCCTTTGTTTGTTTCTTCAATAAATGCCATTCCTACGTTGTCACAATCGTTATTTATATTACATTTTGTTTCTATATCTGAGATAGCACAGTTATAAAGTTTTACATTTTTATATTTTGATAGATTGTATTCCAAACACTCAAACGCTTCTTTGTTTGGTTCAAAGCAATGTATTTCTTTTGCTAATTTCTGAAATGCGTATGCATAACAGCCGATATTAGCACCAATATTTATTAATATATCATTTTGCTTAAAGTAAGGTAAATATGTTTCTAAAGCACTTCTATCAAAGTCTAATCTATTATGTTCTACTACCCATTTAGATAGATGTGTATCACGTTCAATTACTGCTATTCCGTTGTGTATTTTCATATAATCATATTTATTTGCTGAATATCAGTATCATTTAATCCACTCCAGCTCCAAAATTGATGTGATTTATTCTCAGGTAGCCATTCTGGAATTTCATTTGTAATGTCTACAAATTCGTATATTTCTGGTTGCATTTTTTCTGAATAATAACCTAATACATTAAATTCGCTAAATTGTCTGTAAGGTTGGTTTATAATGTATGTTTCTAAATCTTGGAATGATTCGTTTATTTTTTCTAATGTTGACCGATGGAATAACTGAGGCGCACGTCTCATGTATTCAAATTCTATATTTTCACCAAATACCTTTTCCGTTGGTTTTTTCCAGCAAATCGCTTTTCCTACTGATTTGTAATTTGCTTTTAAAATTATAGGTTTATTGTTGTGGAAATAATCTCTAACATCTGCAAAAGGTTTAAATATTACATCTGAATCGACATATAAAATATAATCACCTTTGCAATATTTATGTGCGTTTAATTTACTTACTTGTTGTCCAAGATAATCATCTTTGTAAAGATTGCATGTTACTATATTTTCATAAGTTAGATGTTTTAGCAAATGTTGTTGACCTATTGGAATACAAATAACTATTTCATAAAATCCAACTAAATTCTTATGTATTGACTGCAAACAGAAATCAAGCCATTTTAAGTCTTTGTGATATGTTCTTATAAAAATTGATACCATTAATAGTAAATTATATTTCTTTTGATATGTTTATGAGTCATTGAACTATCTGTGTATGGGTTGCCAGTTAACTTTAATTCACTTGCAAATATCTTAGCTGTCTGTTTCCATTTAGTTGTATCGTACTGTAATTTATGTTCTTTATGATAAATAATTGCACTATTTGGACTTTTAATTTTATAACACTTTTTTAAAGCAATCATTGGTATTAAATAATCCCAGTGACATTGACCGATTAAAAGCTCTGTTTTAGGAAATTCATTACAGAATTGTTTAGTAAGATAAAAAGCATCAAATCCACTTTCAAACCTTTTATTTATTTTGTGATGTTCTTTATAATCGTGCCTTTGAAATACTTGTATTTCGCACCATACATCGTTTATTTCTATGTTTTTAAGTATTTCTATATCTGAATTAATCAATAATGCTGATTCATTGTTTTTTATCCATTCTGTAAATACATTTAACTTTACATAATCTTTGCCAAATTCAGTTCCTAAATTATCGGTTTCTATAAATTCAATTTCAAAGTGTTGTTTAAGTTGATTTATATCATTTTTAGAATTAAATGATATTACTGAATAACCTAAATTAATCCAACTTTTTAATGCATTTTGTTGATTTTCTATGTTAGTAGGTGAAAATGTAGTTAGTAAAATCATTCAGTCCATTTATGAATGGTTATTTGTCCATTAATATTTTCAAGCATATAATTTTCATCTTTATTTAGATTAACTTTAACTCCACTGTAAGGGAATTTAAGATTTATTCTTTTATTATCGTTTGTAATGAAAATTAATGTATTGTTTTTTCTTTGAAAGAATTTTGCAATTGTTTGTTCTTGCATGAATAAAATTTAAAATCAAATTTAGTAAAAAAAGTCGAAATATCAAACTTTACTTAAAATTGTTATGTACATGCTTGAATTGATTAATTTTTTTCGTTCCGATTCAAAATAAAGTTTGTCTATATCTCTAATGTTGAATTTACCGTAAATTCTTTTTTCTTTGATTATCTCACCTCTGTAATTTAGAAGTGATAACACTGGACTGTTTAATGTTGGACTCATTTATTTATTGAATGTTTGATTGTAATAAAACTCGCCTATTTTTTCAGTTGCATCATAAAACTCTTGACGATTTCCAAATATGACTGCTTTTTCTATTTGCTGTTTTTCGGATTCAAGTAACTCAATAGCATCTTTTGTTAATGTAGATATTGTATGCGAAAAATCCATTTCGTATTTAGGGTTTTCTATCATTCCTGCTACAAAATTCAATTTGTCTATCATTTCTTGCATTGCTGTTTTCATAATTGTTTATTAGTGGTGATTAGACGTGTTGTTGTATATATTTTATGTTGGCGGTCATACTAATAGAATCCTTGCGTTGACGAATTGACCAATTGAAATAACTCATCTTTTGTAAGTGGTCTATATCCTTGCTCATCATTGTTTAAATAGATTGCCATATCTTTTAAGGAGTTAGCTACACCTACATAAAAACCATCGGTTAATACAGATGATAATCCATATTTCAATTCGCCATCGTGAGAGAAACCAACTTTAAAAGTTACTGTTCTTGCAAAACCTAAATCTTTAAAAGGTTTTCCAGCTTTGTTTTTAACTAAGAACATTCCACATTGAAGTTCTTGTTCTGTAAATAAATTTTTCATTTTCTTATTATTTAAAATTTGATACCCTTGAGAATCAAGCCAGAACCACTAACAGTGGTTTGGGCTTGCTGTTATTGCTTATATTCTTTTAGATATTTTACCATATTTTCTAATAGTTCAATATCGTCATTTATAAATTCCGATTATTTTGTTCTACTTGCCACCAATAGAAGTTAGATTGTCTGAATATGAATATTGTATATCATCTTTTTCGACAACATCTTTCATTAATTGACCTAAATCTTCACCCTTAGCTGAAAAGTATAAAAAAGCAGTAGAAAGCATACCAACAAAACTTTCTTTACTTAACCAAATTGTTGCCTGTGTATTTCTGCCACTTGACTGTGGATTTTCAACTACTGCAACCAAACTTCCATCTTCAATTTGACTAATACTTATTAATCTATGGTCTTTATATTCTGCTTGAACAAAATCTACTATTTCTAATTCTATTTGTTCACTAGTTCCATAACCAACTGTTATTTTTCCTCTTGACATACTTTTACTTTTTATATTCGTTTAGCTTGTTTATCGGGTTGTTTTTTATCCAGTTCAATAAAATTGTTTCAATGTAATTATTAAATGTTCTATTATCTATTTCAGCTAACTTCTTTAATTCTGTAATTAGCGTATTGTTTTTTTTACTCGGTCTAAATGTAATTGTATCTTGCATTGTGTTACTTTAATAGTCAAATGTAATACTTTAAATTGTAATTGTCAAACTTTTTTCAATTTATTTTCGTTTAACTTAATTTGGTTTAGCTTCGATTGCCAACGACTCACGTTGTCGGTTACTGTTGAACGTGGTATTTTTAAATAATCTGCAATTTCTTGATGCGTCATTACTTTTGATAAATCGTAAATGATTTTCATACGTTCGTTTTTTAGTTCAGATGGTTTCATTTTACTAATTTAATTCCTTTTTTGTTTTCCAAATATCCAGTATCAATTAAAACATTTATACACCTAAACATTGTTTTCTCACTTAATGGTAAATTCTTTAATAATACTTTATTTTTTAATTTTCCGTTCTTATCTGCATGTCTTTTTATAACCGCCAAAACAACTAAATCTGATATGTTGTGTTTTGGATGGTGCAACTCATCGTGTGTGAATGTGTATGTCATTGGTTATATTTTCTTTTTTACCCAGTTTACAAAATGTCCTTGAAATTTATTTTCATCATAATTTAATGAACTATCACTTACATACATTTTAATAAAATCTCGCATAAATGATTTAAATCGTTCTTCATTTAAATCTAAATTCATCATTGTAGTATAACTCCAATCTAATGAATTAAAAATATAAACAAGTATTTCTACTACATCTACATATTGACGATTTGAATTATTTGTATTCCTTATAATTGGCTTTGTGATTCCGAATGATTTTAATTTTGTTTTTAATGTTTCATCTAAATTACTAAACTCTGAATTTCTAAATTTTTGAAAATTCTCTATATTTAAATAAATATCATTTACATTATCATTTACATTAACATTAACAGCGATGTTTGCGATAGGGTGCGATAGGGTGCTATCGGGTTGCGATACTTTGCGATGCTTTGCGATAGTTTCAGCTTGTTTAATAGTAATTTCTTTAGATACAACTTGATAATAAAGGTCTAAGTTCCAACGTTTTAAGTTTCCTAATTTACCACTATTACTCCTATCTTCTCTAATCAAACTCCATTCAGTTAAATCTCTTTTTAATTGTTGTTTTATTGGTTCAAATGACATTTCCACTATAAAGTCAATTGGAATAGGATTATTATCGTTCACATATTCCAAAATGTGTAAAAATAATTCACCACCATAGTTTGTTTTATTCTCTCTATCTTTTTCAACAAGTTTTTTTACAACGTTTATTAAATCAGAATAAAGTATAAAAGATTTTTTATTTTCAGCCATAATTAAAATATTTGAAATTCATCTTGTTTTTTTGTAGTCGTATTTACCACCTCGTAAGCAACATTTTCTTTTGGTATAAATTTCATTCTATCACCTTGCCAACCTAATTCTATATTTTTAGTATATCCGTTGCGATATTTTGCGATAATTATATCTCGGTGATGTTCTGTGCTTCTACCAGCACTATCTGTCAAAATACCTGCCTTAAAATCGCTATGAATAAACATTACAATATCGGCATCTTGTTCAATGCTTCCACTATCTCTAAGATTTGATAATTTTGGTTTACTTTTCGTTGTTTCAGTTTCTCGATTAAGTTGCGCTAAAATAACAATAGGTATATTTAACTCCATTGCTAATAACTTAATACCTCTACTTATTTTTGATATTTCTTGTTCTCGGTTGTTTGCTTTTTCAGGTTCGATAAGTCCTAAATAATCAATAAATAAAATGTCAAGGTTTTTATTATGTGTAGCTTTTAACGCTTTTGCACGAATATCTGAAACTGTTACGCCTGTTTTTTCACTAAATGAAATAGGTAAATTATAGTTATTTTCAATAGTATTGTTTATTTTTTCGAGTTCATCAGTCTTATTTAGAGCATGTCTATCTATTTTCCAATATTCAACACCGCTTATCTGTGATAAAATTCGTGTTGAAAGTTTTGTGTTTGACATTTCAAGCGAAATTATACCAACTTTTTTACCACTACTTGCAATTGATATTGCAACTTGACATGCAAAAGCAGTCTTACCGACACTCGGTCTTGCACCAATAACACAAACTTCTGCATTTTGTAAACCACCAGCTATATCGTCAAATTCTTTAATACCGATAAATATTCCATCTTCTAACGGATTTTCAAGATTTATCCGTATGTTCATAATTATATCTTTAAACTGTTCCCAGTCGTTTGTTGTTTTAATTTGACGTGCTTTTTTTAGTTTTTCTTCAATAACTTGAACTTCATTTAAAGTATCATTATCTAAATTAATAGATGTTCTAATTTCTGCTAATAATCTTTTTAAATACAATTCACGCACCGTTAAAGCATGATAATCTAAGTGAGCGGTAGAAGCTACATGATTAGTTGTTATAGAAATATTGTAAGCTAAATTTTCGTGTTTTTCGTTTAGTTTTAAGTCATAACATTTTTGAGTTATGGTAACTAAGTCAATTGGAATTGACTTATCAAACATTTCTTCAGCAACTTTATATACATCTTGAAATAATGGAATGTAAAACATTTCACTTTCAACAAGTCCTTTAATTCGTGCAAAAGCAGTTGTTTCTATTAAAATAGAACCTATTATAATTTTTTCTAATTCGGAGTTATAATCAAAGTATTCTCTACTCATAACGAACTTTTTTAATAACGACTTATAAAAAAATTAGCGGTAAGGAAGTCGTTAAACCTTTTACTCGTATGCCTACGAAACCGCAAAGCAAATATACAAAACTATTTGCAATTATTCTACTTTTCTTCAAATAAAA